ATGGTCTATGACGGCAAGGTCCTTAAGGATGCCAAGGGCTTCAAGTTTTCGCCGGTCGGTTCCTCCCCGGACGTGGATGTGGACGCGAAGCCGGAGCGGCCCACCAAGCCGGTCGATCCGGAGAAGTGTACCCATGAATGGGAGGAGACGGACCGCACCGAGCCGACCTGCATCCTCGCCGGTTCTGTGGAGTATACCTGCTCCAGCTGTGAGAAAACCAAAACGGAGACTTTGCCTAAGCTGGGCCATACCTGGGAAGTAAAGCAGACCGTCCAGACCGCCTATGACGAGGAGGGAAACATCCTTACGCAAGGTTTCACCATTTACCGCTGTTCCGCCTGCGGTGAGGAGTATAAGGACACTGACGGCAGCGGCCCGCCCGGTTCCGGAGGAGGGAGCGGGGGCGATGACGGAGATAAGACGATCTGGGACCGAATTGCCGATTTAATTGGCACGGTGATTGGCGGTCTTCTGGATGGCCTGGTTTCCCTGGCCAATATGCTCCTGGGCAAGCTGGCGGATGTGGTGGCCGCTGTCATGTCCATTTTTATGGAGGTCCCCCAGCTCTTCGCCGGATTCCTGGATTTCCTATCCGCAGTGTTTCCGTTTGTACCGCCTGACATTATGCTTCTGATTACCTTCGGCATCGCCGCTGTTGTATTTGTCGGCATTATCAAGGCGTTAAGGAGGTGAGCGGATGATTTCGGATTTGGCCTGGCTTTTCGGCGCGGTCCTGGAGGTCTTTCGGATTGAATTTACAATCTATGGCTTCACGTTCTCCCTGTGGCAGGTGTTTTGCTTTGATGTCGTGGCTGCAATTATAGGATGGATTTTAGGGAAGGTGTTTTTAGATGACTGAAACAGAACTTCGAGAGAAATACGCTGAGGAATGCGGCATTCCGGAGCCGCAGGAGGAAGCGTATGAGAGCGCGGAGGCGTATTGGGCCGCGCATAATGTCTGGCTGTCCGGCTTCGCCGGCTGGTGCGACCAGCGTCTGAAGGACGAGGCGGCGCGGATCGCGGAAGAGGAGGCCGCCCGGCAGGCTGCGGAAGAGGAAGCAGTCCGCCAGGCGGAAGAAGAGGAGCCGTTGGACCAGCAGGGGAGGGAAGAGGCGGAATCCCAGACCGTCCAGGAGCCGGACCGCTATCCCGTGGGCAGTTATGTGGATGAATTTCCCACGGACGGAAAGGTCTATGATCCCGGCTCGGTTGGCAGCTATGTGGATGTCGCCGGAAATCTTTGGTCCGCTTCCGGGGAGCTGATGTCTCCCGGCACCACTCCGGCCATGGAGCCGGAGGAGGCGGTCATGGAAGCGGCAGGGGATGTGGTGACCGGTGAGCCCGCCATAGATACCGCGCTCCTGCTCCTCGACCTGTATAACGCCATAACCGGGGAGGACGGCATGACCGGCGATATTGACGGCATTCAAGAGGTTATGGACCATCCCCTCATGACTACCTCCTTCCGGGATTACACCGTTACCGAGGGCCTGCTGCTGCTTTTGCTGCTGAGCGCGTTCATAGCGGCCTGCGCCAGGATATTGAAAGGAGGATTCTCATGGCTGAGGTAGTTTCCGAGTTTTTCACGGTGGTTTGGATGGATATGATCCCGCCGGACAACCTGTCCGAGCTGATTCCGTACCTGCTGTCCGTTTTCGTGAGTGTGGCTATGGTGTCCGGCGTATTCCGGGTAATAGGCCGTCTGGCCGAGGCGATTATAGATTTTAGGAGGTTCTGATGTCCGCCATAATCCTGATTGCGCTGTGCTTCGCCCTGGTGATGTTCCCAACGCTGCGCTGTGCGGCGTCCCATCCGATTTCCCTGCTCCACTTCGGTGTGCTGGACCTGCTGGACCATTTCCGGCATCGTGAGTATGACCGCTGCGGCTCCGGGGAGCTGGTGGCTTATACCGGCCTTTTCGGCAAGGGCAAAACCCTGTCGGCAGTCCATAAGGTGGTAGGCAGCTACAAACAGTTCAACGGCAAAAAGGTCTGGTGCCCCCGGCGCGGGAAGTTGGTAACCCAGCGGGTCAAGGTGATCTCCAACGTGGCCCTGTCCATTCCTTATGAGGACTTCGTCAGCCTGGAGCAGATCGTCCTCGCCGCTGAACGGAACCGGGAGTATGACGATGAGCATGACACGCTTACTGTCACCCTGGTTCTGGGGGACGAGTTCTCCGTCCAGATGAACAGCCGGAATTTCAAGACCAATATTGATCCGCTGTTCCTCAATACCATCCTGACCTGCCGCCATTATTACATATCCCTCTATTATACTGCCCAGCGGTTCGGACATGTGGACGCGCTGCTCCGGCAGGTGACCAGCTATGTGGTGGAGTGCGACAAGCTCTGGCGGTTCCAGCGGCTGTATCTGTATGATGCCTGGGATCTGGAGAACGCCGCCAACAGCCAGCTTGTTTCTCCCAGGGGGCGCAGCTGCTGGTTTGTCCGGAACAGCGATTATGCCGCCTATGATACCCTGGCTTGTGTCGGCAATCTGAAGAAGGCCATGAAGGCGGGGGACATGATGAGCGAGGAGGAAATTCTGAAGCTCCAGCAGAACACCCAGCAGCCCAACATGGACGGCGTGTCCAAGCCTTCCCGCCGCTGGCTGAAGCTCCGGCGGCAGAAGAAGTAATCCAAATTGTTGATTTGTGGAAAGAAGAATCCCAATATGTATGACGAATCTTTGCGGCATGAGCCGTTGGAGCTGGCCGATCCCATGGCTGATATGATGTCCGAGCTGGATCTGTTTTATGACTGCCTCCTTGATCCGGACAAGCCTTTCGTTTCGGAACCAACGGAGGAGGAGCTGGAGCGGATCGCGGAGGGCGCGGACCGCTGGCTCATGGGTGCGGCAGGCATTTTGTAATGCAATTCCATTCTGCAGCGCCGCTGATCCGCGCCGCTGCAGCCAGAGGGTGTAATACACAGGGAAAGTTGCGGCTTTCCCCAACCCCCCGGGGCTAACAGGGGGGTACTACCTACAGGATAGTGGTAAAAAGTTATGAAAAACTCTATTTCCGAAAACGTGATCCTGTTTGATTGGCTGACGGTATCCTGCAAGGAGGAGGACCCTTGGTATTGGGTGACGCTCCTTCATATGGAGGAGGCCGGGTGGACCGCTATGGAGAAGGGACGGAACGGCTACAGGAACGGCATCTATTTCGGAAGCATATCTATCCTGTATGACGGCAATTCTGATATGGGAGTCTGCCTGGATATGTCCGGCCAGGGATGCCGGACCTTTGAGGAATACGGCAGCGGGGACTTTATTGGCTTGTTCCGGCTGTTCTCACAGGATGACCGCTTCCATATCACCCGTCTGGACGTGGCTTTTGATGACCATTCCGGGATTTTGGATATTCGCCAGCTGTTTCATGATACGGATGACCAAGACGGAGGGCAGCAGTTTGTCAGTAAATTCAGAAAGAGTAAGATAGAGAAGAGCTTTCAAGACGGCAGGTCCGGTATCTCCATCTATCATGGCAGCGAGCAGAGCGAGATCATGATCCGGATCTACGACAAGGCGGCAGAGCGCGGCCTGCCAGAAGAGCAGCACTGGGTCCGGGTGGAGCTCCAGCTCCGGAGGGACCGTGCTTCCCAGTTTGCTTTTGCCGCTGTTTCGGAACCTGTTGGGACCCTGTTTCGCGGGGTCCTGGTTAACTATGTCCGCTATGTGGATGATCCCGGCGCCGATACGAACCGCTGGCGGTGGCCCATGAAGCCCTATTGGGCGGAGCTGATTGACCAGGTCGGGCGAATCTCGCTCTTTGTGAAGCCGGGAGTTGAGTACAACATCCGGCAGCTGGATCATTATGTTTTCGACCAGGCGGCGAATGCTATTGGGGCCTCCATTGACATCTACGGCGCGCCGTTTTTCATGGAGCAGATACAGAAGAGGCGGTCTGATAATCCCAAATACAAAAGATTGGTGGAGCAGTATGGAAAAGATAAGCAAAAAATGCGCGCGGCGTTTCGAACCAAGAAAATGGCGCCGGGAGCGGCTGATCCGGAAGTGGATGCGGCTGCTGGTGGAGCAGGGGGACACGAGGAGGGCTCTGGCCCGGCTGGACAGGAAGGATGGAAGGGATGAAAAGTAACCAGAAGTGCGTGAGGCTCTCGGACCGGGTGCTGAAGTACATAGACGGATACCGGGGCGAAAATTTTTCTCAGAAGCTGGAGAACTACGTCCTGGACGTGGAGGAACGGCGGGAGCAGCTGACTCTGGATTGGGAGCGGCTGAACGCCATGACCCATGCCCAGCGGCAGGAGCTGGAGAAGATCCGCAGCGAGATCCGGCGGACGGCGGAGGTAGACCGGCGTTTTACCGCGCTGGTGTCGGCAGTAATGGAGCTTGTGGACAGCTGAGGGATGTGGTATAATCTTGAAAAAACAATGGAAGGAGGGGCGTGGGAGCGGTATAGATGCAATTGAACAAAATAAGG